AGATGACGATGCACCCAGACACCATAATCCTGCTGGCTTCTTTTGGCGGCGTCCCCATCGTGGCGATTGCCCACGCGATCGTCTGGCTTTGCTACCCGGAGGCACGCTGATGTCGGAGCGTATGCCCCAGGTCGGCCACCTCTACCCCCGCCGCGGCGGCGGATTCCTCTCGCTGTATGTCGCCATGAGCGGCCAGGTTTCGGCGCGGCTGATGGCTGATCGGTTTGACGTCGGGTTCACGACAGGTTTGATGCCGGTGGCGTCATTTTGGGATCTCGTCGATGCGTGACGAATGCGCCCGCAAGGGGAAGTGGATCGGCGGATGCCGGTTTGAGCCGAGGTATGATGTTAGCGAGCCGATCTTCCCGTCAACTTTGAAAAGTGTAGACAGATTTATTGCGGAGGAATGGCGCCGCAAAACATACATTGGTGAAGCCTGCGTTACCTGCGGCAAGTTTATCGAGCGAGAAGATCATGACGGTAACTAGCGAGATCAGGTCACGCTCTTACTTGTCTGCAGATGAAGCTCGAAACAGGGCATTTTTCGATGAATGGGAAAGCGCTGGCAAAGGAAGGCGGCGACCCGTCGCAGAAAAGTACGGCATGACGTATCAATCTGCCTGCGTCATCGCGCACCGGCTGCGCGTCTACGGGAAAACCAGCCCGCCGCCGTCACTCGACACCGACGCCTAACACCCGCTAAAACCCACGGTCGGGAGCCGTGGGACTAGACCGCCTGGGGGATGACGATGGCAGCGAAGACAAGCCCTGCCGAGGGCATTAACATCAAGGCTCTGCAAGAGCGGGTGTGGTTCTTAGATAGCGAGGCCGCGGCGATGCGAGCGGAGTCCAAGCGGCTCCGCGGCTTGATCCGCGATATCAAAGCGAAGCGCGCAGCCAAGCCGGCGAAACGCTAATCGCATGTCCGTAGAATTCGACACCGACGCGCTACGGCGCGACAATCCGCTGTCGGCGTATCTGCCGGCCCGTGGTGTGGATCTAAAAAAGAACGGGCGCGAGTGGCGCGCTTGTTGCCCGCTCCACGCCGAGAAATCCCCCAGCTTCACAGTCTACCAGGGGCGCAAAGGGCATCAGCTCTTTCGCTGCTTTGGGTGTGACGCGAGCGGCGACGTCATCGAATTTGTCTCGCGTTTCGATGGCGTCCCGTTCGCTGACGCCTGCGCCATCCTCGGCGGCCAGCGCACGCCGCCTGACACGCGGCCTGAGCGCGTCGCCCTGTCGGCCGCTGTCGATCCATACGCAGACTGGCGCGCATCACCGCCGCCGCCGGACGCGCCACCACTCGTTGCCGGCCAGCGCACGCCGCCGATCTTCAACCCAAAATCTGAGGAGAAGCCGGTCACGCACTACCGGCCGACGCTCGTGCACCCGTATCGGTTCGCCAGTGGTAAGGTTTACGCCTACGTCCTGCGCGTCGACATCGAGGGCAAGAAACTGACGCCCTGCGTCGCCTGGTGCCGGAACGACAAGACCGGCCAAGAGGGCTGGTGTCACTACACCCTCGCCGCGCCCCGCCGCCTGTATGGCTTGCAGGATCTCACAGCACGCCCCGAGGCGCCCGTCGTGGTCGTCGAGGGCGAGAAGTGCGCCGACGCGCTCGCCGCCGCCCTGCCCGACCATGTGGTCGTGACGTGGTCCGGTGGTGGTAAGGCAGCAGGCAAGACGGATTGGTCGCCGCTTGCCGGCCGTGACGTCGTCATCTGGCCCGACGCGGACGAGGAAGGCGAGCGGACGGTCGAGGGCTGGAACGGCAAGCCCGGTCTGCTCGACCTGATCCCAGCCCGCGCGCGCGTCGCTAGGCCGGCTGCAGGCGCCCCGAAAGGGTGGGACTGCGCTGACGCAATCGCGGAGGGCTGGACAGGCGAGCGTTGCGCGGCATGGCTGGACGGCATGGGCGCGATTCAGGAGCCGACCGCCGAACTGCGCACGGTCGCGCAGGAGCGGCCCGAGCCAGCCGCCGAGCCCGAGCCGGCGCCCCGCCCCAAACCCCGCCCCGTCCCCGGAACGAACGTCGTCGCCATCGCAGGCGGCAACGTGCCTGGCACCGGGTTCGACTGGCGCGCAGACCTGAAATTCGACAAGCACGGCCAGCCCGAGAAGAAGAACAACCGGAATTGGTATCTGTTCACGCTGCATCACCCCAAGTTTGCCGGCATCTTCGCGCTGAACGCCTTCACGCAGCAGATCGTCGTCCGGCGCCGGCCGCCGTGGGACCCCGGTACCGGGACATGGCAGGAGCGCGCGCTATCCGATAACGATGTGACCCGATGCGCGATGGAACTTGACCGCTATGAAACCGGAGACCTGCAGGTGTCCCCCGAGGGCATGGGTCGAACCATATCGGCTGTCGCGGAGGCAGAGAGGTTCAATCCCGTCGCCGATTACCTGCGCTGCCTGCAATGGGACGGCGTGGATCGCCTTTATGGGGGAGACGTTCAAGACGGATGGCTGTGTCATTATTTCGGGGCCGAGCCGCTCACTTATCACCGCACTGTCGGGATGCGATGGCTCGTCGCGGGAGCAGCCCGGGCCCTGACGGAAGGGACATCGGTCGAGAAGGTCGACACGATGCTGATCCTCGAGGGGCCGCAGGGTTTCTACAAATCAACCGCCCTTGAGGTCCTGGCGACGCTGAACGGCCAGAGGCTCTACACCGATTCGATTGAGGCCCTGGCCGGCAAGGACGCGGCCCTGCAGACGAACGGCGTCTTGATCGTCGAGATACCCGAGCTTAACGGTATGGGCTCGCGGAATGTCGACGGGGTCAAAAAGTGGATGTCGTCCAAGGTCGACCGCTACCGCCCGCCGTACGGCAAGAACGTCATCGAGGCGCCGCGCCGGTTCATCACGGCCGGCACCGTGAACCCGAGCGGCCCGGGCTACCTGCACGACGCCACGGGAGCGCGCCGGTTCTGGCCAGTTATGTGCGGCAAGCCGTGCGACCTGCAGGCCCTGGAGCGCGACCGCGATCAGTTGTGGGCCGAGGCCGTGCACAGGTTCTTGGCGGGCGAGCAATGGTGGCTGACGCCGGCCGAGGTCCCGGACGCCGAGTATCAGCAGTCGCGGCGGTATCACGACGACCCGTGGGCCGGGCGGCTCGACGCGATCCTGCGCGACGCGCACGAGGTCACGCTGCAGGACTGTTTCGAGGCGATCCAGATGCCGCTGCACCGCGCCGGCAGCGAGGACAAGCGCCGCGTGTCGGACCACATGAAGACGCGCGGGTGGCCGATTGTGCGCGACGAGAGGGGGGAGAGATGGCAGAGGCCAAGATAAGTCTGCAGAGACAGCTGTCGGCCCTGGCGCACGTCCGCGGCCAATGGATCAACGGCCCGGCGAGGAAAGCCGGGCGGCCGGCAGAGACGCAGCACATCGTCCAGGGTCTCGACCAGATCCGCGTGACGCTCGAATGGCTCGCCGCGCACGAACAAACGATCCGCGACGCCATATCTAGCGCCCGAACCGTTGACGACACACAAGACACGCGCTAGATTCTCGCTCGCATCCTCCCAGATGTCGGCGTCTCCCAACGCTTAGGCCCGATCCGGCTCGTCCCCGGATCGGGCCGCTTCTTTTTCAGGGCAGGAGCGCCAAGTCGCGCAAAAATTGCTCTGGGAGCTTATTGCTCTTCCTAAGGTTACAGCTTGGGCACAGAACCTGTATATTGTCCCTCCTGTTGGACCCACCTTTAGACAACGGGAAAATGTGATCGCAATGGTACTTTTCTGTAATATCTACTAGGCAATATACACACTTATTGTTTTGTTTTAATTTTATTTCTAAAACATCAGATGCGGTAAATGACTCTGTACAAGAATTCTTAGCGGCACGACGGCGTTGTGTATATTGTATGTAAACAATCCTTTTTTCATTAAAAGTTTTGTCATACCTCTGTTTATTTTGTAATTTTATTTTATCCTTGTTGCGTGCTTTAGACGCCCGCCGGGTCGCTTTAATTCTGTCTGGATTCTTTAAGCTCCATCGCTTGGCCCAGTCTGCATTGCAGGGCTTGCAATAGAATTGCAGGCCATCAACAGTCGTCGCGCATTTTGTGAATTTGTCTGCAGACTTTCTAAGACCGCACGAAGAGCAGCGCTTTGTTTGTGGATAAACTTTTGGCTCAAGCCTAAGCTTTGCTCTACGCTTACCCTGAGAGATCCTTACAGCTTCGCGAGCGCATGAGCGGCACCAAGACGGGACGTAGCCCTTGCGCGGAGGAAAATCCGAGTGCGGCCCCTCATGACCGCATTTTGTGCAAATAATCATTTAACATCAATTCCATATCGTTTTGACTTCTAACGATACCGGAAATCCCACCCGATGACGAGACGACAGAAAGAAAAGATTTCTGCTCTTTCGTGGTTTTTGTCGTGCCCGCCTTGACCTCTGGCGCGGTGAAGACAGCCAATGTCTTGCCGACCATTTCAGGCGTGATCGTTACCTGTGTCCAACCAATTAGGTCACTGCCCCCTGGGCTTGCGACGCCGTACTTGACCGCACTGCCGTCCGGATAGCGGGCCACGCCGCTGTTGTTTCGGAACAACCGGTGCCCCCGCTCGCTCGCGCGCAGCAGGATCTCATTGATAAGGTCGCGTTCCTGTTTCATGCAGCACTCCTCAAGCGCGCCCAATCGGCCGCCAGTTTTGCCCTGTTGCGCAGCCGAACGACTTCGACGCGCCTCCTGCGTTTGTTGCGCAGCAGGATCCCCTTACGCACGGCGACGACCGCCGAATGCGGCCATCCCATCACGCGCGCGACGACGCCCTCGGGCAGGCCGTCCGCCAGCATGTAGGCCACCATCTCGGCTTCTACCGCCCGACGCCCGTCCGCAGCATCCTGTCCTCGTCCCTGGCGCGCAGGCTCCAGATTTTCGCCGCCCATTTTTCTGGCTCCGCTAAATTCCTGGCTCGCCCCAGGTCGACTAATTCGGTGACGTTCCGGCACGCGCTTTCCTGCTTCTGCCGGCTCCTGCGCAACTCGGCCGGATCGACCTCGACGAGCTCGCCGTCGCCCACGGTCAGCGCCTTGGGCACGGTCTCGGCGACCGGCCGCACGGCGCCGCACTCGGGACACGCCTTCATCACCGCGCGGTACGTGGCGAAGCAGGCAGAACAGACTTTGACCGCGACATCAGCTTTTTGATCGGACTTCCTGCGTCCCTCAAGCGACCAAACTCGATCATCGTCTGGCAAGCCATGCGCCTCTATATTCCCAGCGTGGTCTAAAATGATGGCCGCATCTGATTTCTTTCGGAGCGCGCGCCCGACCATCTGCAGGTAGATCGAAAGTGATTTGGTCGGCCTCGCCAAGCCCACGACTTCTATTGTCACATCGCGGCCCGCCTGGGCGGCCAAATCGAAGCCTTCGATCATCAGACCGACATTCGTCAGGACCGAGACACGGCCTTCAGCAAGCGCCAGAGCCGCAGCCTTTCTCTCGTGGGACGGCGTAGAGCCATCGAGATGTAGAGCGGGAATTCCCGCCTCACAGAAAGCGGAAGCGACGTGCCTTGAGTGCGCCAGAGAGACGCAAAAGTAGACCGCACGCTTGCCCATCGCGAGGGACCTGTAGTGACCAACCATGTCTCCGATAAGCGTCGGTTTGTCGACGGCTTCTTCCAGTTCTTCGACGGCATAGTCCCCCCCTCTGGTTTTCACATCGCCCAATGCAGGCGATGACGGCGCAAACGCGCGATACGTTGACAGGTAGCCCTGTGAGATGAGCCATGCGACGGACGGGCCGGGAACGATCGCTTGGTAGGGAGGATTCAGGGGCTTGCCGTCGAGCCGGTCAGGCGTTGCCGAAAGGCCTACTATTTTGGCGCCGACCGAGATCAGCCAGGCCAGCACCCGAGCCCACCCGCCCGCGGCGGAATGGGCCGCCTCGTCTATAAATGCCACCGTGGGAACGCAGTCAGCTGGGATCTTATCAAGGCGATTTTTCAGCGTGTCGATCGAGCAAACTTGGCACGGTTGGTAGGGGTTGAACCTACGCCCGGCAGCGATGATCGCGTGGTCAACCCCTATAGAATGAAATGTCAGGCTTGTTTGCTCTACCAGATAATCACGGTTGCAAATAAACCATGGGCGCCCTCGCTTGCTGAGGGCACCCTTGACCATAAAAGACGACTTAATAGTCTTGCCGCTTCCGGTCGGCGATTGCATCATAACGGCCTGATGCGTTTTCAACGAGACACGAACCGCGTCGATCAGATCCTGCTGGAATGGCCGGAGCTCAATCATGGGCTGCGCCGAAATTAGCAAACTCGCCGTAAAACTCTTTAGCCGCGGCACAATAAGCAGCATGAGCTGCCGCGGCATTTGGAAAATACCCCAAATGCTTCTGTTTTCCATGTAGGCATATCGCCGACATCCATCGGCCATCGCTTTTCCTAAAGTATGCGCCCTTGTACCCCGATGTATTGTTGCCCTGCTTGCCGCGATTACGCTGATTGGTTTTCTCGCAAGCGGCCCTCAAGTTCTCAATTTTCGAATTACTTCTGTTCCCGTCGATATGGTCTACCTGGCGCGGCTCAGAACCATGGTGGAATTTCCATATAAGCCGGTGCACTAAAAATCGGCTTCGGCCGATCCGAACCTGACGATAACCACAGGGATGAGCAGACCCGGCGACAGCGCCCGCTTTAGACCCAGAAGCAAATCTCAGGCACCCGAGATTTGGGTCGTAAAGAAAGAGGCGGCGGATATCCTCGGCATCAGGAAGTGGCTTTGCAATATTTGCCATCACGCGCCTCCCAACGCTCTACGCACCGCCTCAACATCCACCCCAGCCCGTGCCGCCCCGGCAAGGATCTCCTCGTGCCGCGTCGCCGGGATCACGTCACGCCAGCGGTAGTACGTCACCGGGTCGATTCCCACGGCTCGACAGAACGGGCGAATCCCACCGAACGGCCCGACCACGTCGGCGTGCGCGACGGCATGGACAGGCCGCGCCTCGGGCGGCGTCGCACGAACCCATTTCTGATAATGCCCGCAGCACATGCCGCGCAGATAGACGGGCTTGTCACAGCCCTCAACGGAACACGTCATTCGCATATCCTCCTACCCCCTGATAAATCGCTGTTGACACCGCGTCAACGGCTGATTAGACCGGCGATGGGAACGCAAACAGGGACGAGCAAATGACACCGGTACAAATCATTGCGGATTGCGACGAGCACGATCTGCACATCACCATTGGGCGCATTCCGGGGACTGGCGGCAACAAGTGGGCCGTCCGCATCGGATCGGACCTGCGCAAGATGCGGCTCGCGGCCACGTTCGACGCTGCCGTGCTGGCGGCTTGGGCGGCTTATACGAACAGCGAGGTTGCGTGATGCTCGCGGCCTCAATCATCCTTTGGGCTGTAGGCGCTGGCTGCATCATTGTATGCGTCGCCGGCACCGCTCGCGTTATCGCGGAGGCGAACGGATGGGCTCGTGATACCGGGGATCACGAGCAAGCGATCGTTGGCGCAATCATTCTCGGCCTGGTCTCTGCCGGCATCTTCGCCTTGGCCTCCCTAGCGTGGAGCGCAGCATGACTCCCGGCATCCACGCCCTCACCAACGAGGACTACCACGCCGCGCCCGGCATCTCGAAAACCGGGCTCTGGACAATCCACACCAAGACGCCGTTTCACTTTCGGTATGGCGAGCGCAAAAGCTCGAGCTTTTTCGATCTTGGGTCGGCGGCGCACACGGCGGTGCTGGAACCGGTAAAGCTGGATTTCACCATCATGTGCGGGCCGGACGATAGGCGCGGTAATAAGTGGAAAGACGCGCAGGAGCGCGCGGCGCACGAAGGGCTCACGTTGCTTACCGGGCCTGACTATGACCGGCTTTATCGCATCCGCGACAGCGCCGACAAGAACGCCACGCTGCGCGCCCTGCGCCCCGGCCTCGTCGTCGAGCAGTCCGGCTTCGCGATCGACCCAGAGACGGGCGTGCTCTGCCGCTGCCGGCCCGATGGCTACCAGCCGTCGAGCGGGATCATCCTCGACCTGAAGACCACGACGGACGGAGGCGCCTCGGCGTTCGCGCGGTCGGTCGCGAATTTTGGGTATCATGTGCAGGATGCGTTTTATTCGGGTGTGTGGCAGCAGGCGCTTATTTCTGGCGTCGAACATTTCGATAACACGATTCCGACCGTGTACGGCTTTGTCTTCGTCGTCGTCGAGACCACCGCCCCGTACGTCACAAGCACATACGAACTCGACCCGTCCGCCGTAGACGAGGGCCGAGCCATCTATCGCGCCGCCCTCGCCCGCTACGCCGAGTGCGCCCGCACCGACGTGTGGCCGGCCTACCCGGACGAGCCCGAGCCCCTGAAACTGCCGCGTTGGGCGCACAAGCTGACGCCGGCGCCTGATTATCGCGAGGAGGATTTAGCGTGAACGCTTGGATCTTGATCGTGACATTAGTCGCCGGCAACACGTCCGGCGGGGTCGCGATAGCCATTACAGATTTTTATTCTGAGGCCGCGTGCAAAAGCGCAGCAGACGAGATCATTGCCCAGCGACCTTATGAGGCGCGCGCCACATGCCAAAAGAGGTAACACAATGAGCACCGGAACCGCCGTCGCCACGGCCCGCCCACAGAACCCCATCGTGTCCATGGTCGAGAGCCGTGCGGATCAGTTCCGCGCCCTCCTGCCGGCGACCGTCGACCGCGAGCGGTTCATGCGGGTGTTTTACGATACCCTGAACCGAAATCCCGACGTGCGGAAATGCAGCCCGCAGAGCGTCGTCGACGTCTGCGCCAGCGCCGCTAGGGACAAACTGCTGCTGGATGGCCGCGAAGCCGCCCTGGTGGCCTACGGCAGCACGGCACAGTACCTCCCGATGGTGCGCGGGCTGCGCAAGCTCGTGTTCAACACCGGGCTCGTCTCTGCCATGCAGACCGGCATCGTCTACCGTTCGGAGATCGAAGGCGGCCGGTTCAAATATGTCGAGGGCACCAAGACCGAACTCTATCACGAGCCGGATCTGCTCCTGACGGACGCTGACCGCGGCGCACCCGTGGCTGTCTACAGCGTCGTGACCATGAAGGACGGCAGCACGTCGGTCGAGGTCATGCGCTGGAGCGAGGTCAAGCGCATCGCCAAGTCGACGCCGATCTGGAAGGCCCATGAAGGCGAGATGGCCCGCAAGACGGTGTTCCGCCGGCATGTGAAGACGCTGCCATTCAGCCCTGACCTCCTGACGGCCGTGTTCGCCGGCATGGATGAGGACGAGGACACCAGCGGCACGGTCGACCACGAGACGCCAGAGCCCGCCCAGGACGCCCCCCAGGCCCGCCGCCGGGGCGCCGCAGCCGCCGCCGTGCGCGCGGCATCAATTCCCGCTCACGACCAAGACGGCGTGATTGAGGATGCACCCCCGGCCGATGACGCAGACCGGGATTACCTGCCCACCGACGACGAGGTTTTCTGATGGCACGCCAGCACGGTTATTTCATCCTGATCCCGGCTTTCATTCCGGTCGACAAGAAGTCCCTGCAGAACCAGATCCAGACCGGCACCGTGATCCACGAGGCCGCACAGACCCAGGATCTCGCGGCGATCATGGCCCTGCCCGGTATTCGGTATCACGCCAACAAGGCGCGTGACGGCTCGGTGAAGGAGCTTCACAGCCGATGGGGGTCGGTTGAGGTCGAGGCGGCGCAGGAGCAGACGCCGGAGGAGACGGCGAAGGAGGCCGCAGAAGACGAGGCGTATAGCGCGCAGCCCGCTCCGGCCGAGCCCGGTGACGAGCCGCTGTATCAGCCTACACCCAGCAAGAACGGCAAGCGCGGCAAATACCAGGAGGCCTAGTTGTGGATGCGGCCCAGCGCCTTGACGACGCTGTCGCCGATACTCTCAAGTCGCCCGCTGATCGTGTCGAGGCGGGCGACGACGCGGTCCATGTCTTTCGAGGTCCGTTCCTCCAGAGACGAGAGCTCGCTCTTTGTCGCGTAGGCGGCGGCGACGGATCCTCGGAACTCGGCGTTGCGGCTTTCCATCATGGTCAGGCTCGCATTCATGGCCGTCTGAAAAGCGTCGCGCTCGTTGCGCGTCTTCTCCTTGGAAGTGTTCCGCTCCTCCACAAGTTCCTTGAACTCCTTGCGGATATCCTTAACGGCGTCCTGCACGCTCTCGAAATCGCGGTTTTTCCCACCGATTTTCAGCAGCCAACCGCCGAACCCGATCAGCATACCGATCAACGCGAGAACGGTGACAGGCGAGACTTGGCTCTGCCACGAAACCCAGTCGCCGACCGCCGCCTCCTGGACCCTGGCTTGTGCTTCGATGAAAACGGGTTTCCATACCTGCGCGTCGGGGAAGTGCGACATCAGAAGAACGCCTGCCTCACCTTGATCCACGCCGTCAGGATGGCGCTGACGCCCTTCCATAGCAGGAAGAGCCCGAGCCCCACGAAGAACCACGTCTTGTGCTCGACGACAAATCCCACGACGCCGGCAACGAGGCCGAACACGGTCTGCACCTGACCAAACACGTCGTTCGCCTTCGCGACGCCGCCCTGGACCTGATCCATCAGCCCGGCGCCGGAGGCCCCGCCTAGGCCCAGCAGACCCGTGCCGGCCGCGGTGAGCCACTTCGGCGGAGAGAACAGTTCCGGGGCGTGCTGCTCTGCGCTGGCGAGGCTGATGGTCGCCCGATCCGTCGAGATCCGCGCATGCGGCCAGTTCGGCAGGCCAGCCATGAACTCGGCGTCAATCCCGCCGTCGCCCAGCCCATTGTCCTTGCGGATCTGCGCGACAGCGGCCTGGGTCTTGCTGCCGTCGAGGCCGTCGAGAAGCCCGGTGTTGTAATAGCCGCGCTCCTTCAGAGCCGCCTGCACGTCCCACAGGTCCGCAGAGCCACGCGGACTCAGGCCGGTGCGCGCCTTGGCGGCGACGGACTTCGGCTTACCGAGCCCGAGCACGCGCTGCCACCACGGCGCCGGCACGATGTCGGCCGAGACGGTCGCGGCGCGCGGCGCGCTGACGGTTACGACGGGAGTCGGCGCCGCTCTCTGGAACAGGGCCGCCTCGGCCGACCGGCGGCGAGTCAGTCCCGGGAGCACACGTCCGCCGGCCTTGTTCCAAACAGCAAATTGATCAGCGGCCCCGGCGAAGTCGCCAGCATTCAGCCGGCGCAGAAGTGTGCTCTTGGCGAAGTTGCCCTCGCCAAGATTGAACACGAACGAGACCAGCGCGTCGAACTGCGGCTGCGCCAAGCGAACCTTAACCAGCCGGTTGACCGCACTCACGGCCCATTGCAAATCTCCGCGCAGAAGACTGGTCGCGGTTTCCCGACTGATGGTTTGGCCGGGGCGTGCGCCGCTAGTATGACCCCAGCCGATCGTCCAGACGCCGACGCTATCCTGGTAGGCGTTCGCCCTGAACCCCTCGAACTGCTTGATCAGGTCGATGCCGGCCGCGCTGACGTCCATCACTGGGCATCCTCGGGCGAGTCCGGGGTCACACCACTATCGGATTTGCCCGGCCCTGCATCGGTCGGCTCAATGCGCAGTTCTGCGGCGGCCAAGATGTCAGCAATCTTCTGCGGATGCGCCGTCGTGGCAACCGCATTCAGGAGCCACAGCAGATCCTCGGCCGGTACAAGATACTTCACCATTCCGCCTCTCCCTCACAGCTTGATATAAGTCGTTACCAGCATCAGGCGGTTTGCGATAGGCAGCGCCGTGCCGGACCCCGTCTGACCCAGCGTCGCGGTGACGTTGTGGTCGTGGTCGCCGACCGTCACGTTAAACGTGTGATCATGCAGGATCGCGTTTGCCGTCGTCTGGAACGTCACGGCGGGGTTCGGGTCGTTCGACACCGTAAACACCGAAGTCGGGCCGCCGATCGTGATGTTGAACCCCGACACGCCGACACCGTGCGTGTGCGACACCGACTTGGCGCCGACCGTACCCGAATAGTTGAACCCGCCACCAGGCGCGACGTCGACCGAAAACGGATGGTCGTGCGCCGGCAGGTTCGCAATCCCGAGCGTGGCGGACCAGACGCCCGTCGTCGAGCCGAGCCGCGTGGCTGAACCACCGGTATTCCACGTTTGCGTGCCATACGACCCCGAGGCCGGCGCGCCCATACCGTCGAGCCCCGCCAGCAGGCGGCCCGATGCGTCCGGTAACGTCATCTGCTTGCCGGCGTCGTAATCCTGCTGCGCCGACTGCCCGCGCCCGCCCACGACGACGAGGGAGTCGTCGACCGTCCACAGCAAAAGGAACAGCGCCTGCGCGTCGGCAGATGCGCGCTCGGTGGCGCCCGAGGAGGCGTTGCCGATCGTGCGCCCGTTCATGCGGACCCAGCCCGGGTGCGTGCCGGTGTCGTACCGGTGCTTGAGGTCGCCGGTCTTCGCGGTGTCGGTCGCCTCGCCCGCGCCCGTGTCCGTCAGCGACGGCGGGTCCGTCAGGGTGACGCCGTCCGCTTCCCAGACGATTGATCCGCCGACCAGCGCCGTCAGGGCGCGGAACTTGAACGCCCCGGCGCCGTACATGGCCGGCAGGAGGCCGGCGCCGTTGACCGGGATCGGGTTCGGGTGCTCGGTGCCCGCAGCGTAATCCGCCTGCTTGTAGACCACGACCGG